ATATTAACTGAGACTCACCGAATAATTTAACAATGCCAATCGTTACTAATCCAATGGCAGCGGCAATTCCAGCCGGTCCAGAAAGGATTGTTACGAACGGTTTTATTGCATTTGTAAACAGGGAGAATGTTCTTAATACTATCGGCTCAAGTTTCAAGACGGTTGCTGATACCGAACCCGATGCCGTCGCCCAAGTGAATCCTAATTTCTCCAGTGCTAGAGTCAGCAACCCGGCGGAAGTGACAACACTACCAAGACCAAAGAGTACCGGTCCGATTGCCGCAGTCAGTCCGATAAATGCGAAGGCTATTTTTTGAATAGTTGGATCAAGTTTGGAAAATCCATTTGCCATTGTGGCGATAGATTCAACCGCTGACTTCAAAGCGGGAATGATACTATTGACCAGAATCGGTCGCAGGGAATCGAACAGAGTAACGGCAACGTCTTTTAAAGAATTCCAGAGGATCTTCACCTGGCTTTCAAATGTTGCGTATCTCTGTTCTGCTTCTTTGGTAAGTGCGGTGTTTTCTTCCCATGCTTTGGCTCCCATTTTCATAGCATCGTTTAGGAGAGTACCAGAACCGGCGGCACGTTTCAGGGAGTCAGCAACACGGATTCCATCAAGTCCTAATTCGCCAAGTACCACCGTGGCACTTCCGCCACTATCGCTAACCTCACCAAGTTTCTTGATGAAATTAACCATCGCCCCGGCGGCATCTTCTTTAAATGACCGACTGAATTCCGCTGTTGTTTGCCCGGCGATATCGGCAAACACCTCCAGCTTTTCCCCTCCCAACGCTACTGCTTTTTCAACTTCCATGAAGGTTCTGGCAATAGCAGATCCACCGGCTTCAGCCTCAACACCAAGGGACGAAAGGGCAGTTGCAAATCCGAAGATTTGAGGCTCGGTCATTCCAATCTGTTTACCGGCACCGGCAATCCTCATGGACATGGCAACAATCTCGGCCTCGGTTGTGGCAAAATTATTACCAAGTGCGACAATGGTGGAACCCATGTTGCTGAATTTCGACTGGTCCGTCTGCATGATATTGGCAAGGCGTGCCAATGAGGTAGCGGCTTCGGTTGCTGACAGGTTAGTCGTTACCCCAAGGTCAGCCATTGTCCGGGTAAAACTCAGAATATTTTCAGTCTTGATTCCCAACTGACCAGCGGCTTCGGCAATGGCAGAAAGCTCAGTTGTACCTACCGGAATCTCCATCGCCATTTGACGGATGCCATCTCTCAAGGCGGCAAATTCTGACTCGGAAGCATTGACGGTTTTACGAACCCCGGCAAAGGCTGATTCAAAATCAGAACCGAATTTTACAATGGCACCACCTGCGGCAACAATCGGAAGCGTGACATACTGAGTCATGCTGGTTCCAGCCGCCTTCATGGACGTTCCCATGCTCTGGAGGGAAGATCCTATGTCCTTTTTGGCTTCATCGAAACTTGCTTTTAACTGGTTTTTGTCCAGCTTAATATCGACATAAGCAGTTCCGACATTGCCTAAATTAGTTCCAGCCATTATTTATTCCCCGGTTCAGAATTAACTACCTTGCCGCCTGTGTAAATATCCTCGCCTGATTCCAGTAATGACTCAATGAATCCCTTGGATTCCTTATCCCGCTTGTCCCGCTCTTCCTTGGTCATGAGTTCCTGTTTGAGATCGGGCAATTTCTTTATCCTCTGATAGTAAGCGGTTCTTAATGCCAAGGTAATCATGTCCTCATTTCTGCGTTTGTTTAACGATCCCATTTCCATCCCAAGTTGCCAGAACGGAAGATCCCAGAACCTATCAGGATCAACTCCAAGAAAAACCGCCCGTTTAAATAAGTCAATCCAAAAATCTGGATGATTTATTCCACCGGCTTCTCGGCTTCTTTCAATGGCTTCTCTGGCTTCGGTTTCGCTAAAGGGACCGGGGTTTCCTCCGGCTTCGCTTTACCGATTAAACTGCCATTCATGAACTCACCGAACGCCGTGACCATCACCGGGAGATTCTGAAACAATCCATCCGCTAACTGATCCAGAATTTCATCAGCTTCAGCCAACGTCTTCACATCAGGGCATCCGGCATAGATCATCTTTTTCAGATCATCGAATCCCAGTAAACTGAGAATATTAACCTGCATTTCAGGGGTGAGTTCATCGCCCCGAATCACCGGCTGAAATTGTTCATTCAACCGCTGGAATATCCCCAGAAAATAGCCCGTAATCAGTCTGGTCTCAGCCTGAAAACGAGCCATTGTTCGGGGTGTAAATTTTACCGCTAATGTTTTACCGTCTTTTAATTTCAATACGCTGTCCATAAAATTTAGTCCTCCTCAGAACTGGTTTACGCCCAGGCTGTTATCAGGTTAAGATTACAGGTATAGGTTGATTTGTCATTGTCAGGATCATTCTGGTCGAATGTCTGGACATAAGCAGTTGCGGATTCCTGCGAAACCCCATCCTTATAAACCGAAACGGTGATGGATGTCCGGTTGTCATGAGCGTCCTGAAGGGCATCCCGTCCCTCATCGCTGATAGGTGCCAGTGCATCGAGCGTCATGGTTTTGGTGATACGACCGGGAACGCCGCAAGTCACAGCACCGGTATCCTTGTTAGATAAGTCAATCCAGGAAGCGTTTGAGCTTCTGGATAGACCGGTTTGCCCACCGACTGTTTTTAAATCAGTCCCGGCAGAACTGGAAACATTCACTTTAAGGACAATTGCATCGCCCTTATAAAAATTAGTACAAGCCATTTTTTCTCTCCTTAATTAATTAAGTTGGACATTCAAAAAATTCATACTCTAGAGTTAATACCGTTCCCACTAGATCCTCGGTGAGCGGCGCAGGAACAGGACCACTTACCAAACTTCCAACGTGATTTCCACCGGTCAGCGTTGTTGCTTTCCGGTGCAGTGTTGATTTCAATATTCTCGTTATCTGATTTAATACTTTCGTTGATCCGGTTTGCTGGATAACTACCATCAGATCCATCAGAAAGTTTTCTCCGATTTGATCCTTAGTATCAGTGATGGAGGTTCCAACCCTGCCGGGAGACCAGATATAAGGATACGTTGCATCCTCTGGAACCCGTGAGGAATAGAACACAGCCGGTGCCGTGGCATAAGTCGCAAGCAAAGCGGTCAATGTGGTATTCGCCACAATCAGATTATAGATTGCCAGTTCAGGATTGATGTCTGCAAAGTTTGCCATTAGCTTAACATCCCCCTTCTGAACGCCCACGCTATCATTGGTAGATGTGCTTTAGGCCAGCGTCTCATAAAGGAACGTCCGCCAAGTTCCAAAGCCGGAGCATACTTGGAGGTTGTATAGACTATGCCCTGCGGTACGTTATACGGTTTGATAATCTTAAAATTGATGGACCGTCTGAGATCGGTCGTTACCATTTTGGGATACTCACCCGGTTTGGATGGATCGAGACCGTACTTGTTACCGCTTGCGGATCTTGCGACGGGCTGACTTCGGCTAATGGCTTCAGTGATTCCCTTTTGCGTTTCAAGAGTAGCCGCTGCCATGCCCTTCGAGAGTACAGCGTTCGCCTTCTTCATTACGGCGGGGAGATTATCAAATTGTATCCTGACACTATTTTCCATGCGTAAAGTTTAAAGCACGCAATAGACAAAAATTTTAGGAAATATTGATTTACCGGATGTATCAGGTTTGGAGTTCGAGTAATCCGATTTTGCGGTAGACTGCAATGGAGGGAGTCAAATTAGGAATCTTGACCTCAAATGTGCGGGTTCCAATTACAAATTGATCCCCGACTTTAATGGTAGCAGTTGGAGCGGGTGAGATGTAAAGTTCATGATCTACGTGGCCCGTGTCTTTCCCCATGTCTTGTAATGTCCTAATCCCGGACGAGGGTTGAGAAAGCCGGGCCACATAGCTTGTCGCAGTGGAAAACGAGTAACTATAACCGCCCTGTGAATCGGGAGATCTTACTTTATTCTTATGCACTGCCGTAACATTCATTAGGTTTGAAATGTTCATAATCAAATTCTATTCTATCGGGTCGACATTTATTTTCTACTATCCCTCACCTTCCGAGCCTCGACCAGTTCGGGGTGCTGTTTAAAATACCTGGGGACGTTTCCGATTGAACATCCCATGAATTCAGCTACTGCTTTATTCAGTCCGCCGTTCTCGATTATCTTGACGCATCCAGCAAGCCGTTCCGGGGTCATCCTGCTTTGGCACCATTGAGACGACTTAAAATTGTAACCACGTGGTCCCCGGATCTTAGCGGTACGGTTCCCATAGGCATCGTATAACCTGGTCCAGCGGTAGGATTCCTGCACGTCTTCCATGTCTGGCATATATGGACCATGAAAGTTTACCATTTTAGCACCTGCCTCAAATGGATCTATATTTTTTCCCATGCAATGCCAGCGGAAGGAAAGCAACCCGTCATCCTTGCCGATAGTCTTGACTGGT